AAGTCAGATTCCAAACGGAACATCAGGAACTTGCACCATCACTTGCAAGACCTACAACGGAAGCACATTGATTGGAACAAAAACAGTGTCCTTCACTGCAAAGGTTCCTGCATCAGTGGTTCCATCAATCGGCAGTGTGGCGGTAGCTGATACCAACACAGCCTATGCAACACAGTTTGGAAGCCTGATTCAAGGCAAGTCCAAGGCAAAGTTCACAATCACTGCTTCAGGTTCTTATGGTTCAACCATTAAGACATACAAGACAGTGATTGAAGGCAAGACATACACAGGGGCTACACCAACAACATCAGTGCTGACAGGCAGTGGAAATGTGGATGCAACTATCACTGTGACGGATAGCAGGGGAAGAACAGCAAGCACAAAAAAGACCTTTTATAGAATCCCATATGCTGCACCAAGTATCACTGTGTTTGAATCAGTCAGAACGGATGCAGAAGGTGTTGAAAACTATGAAGGCATGAATGCAAAGGTGTCTGTTGCCTTCAGTATTGCATCAGCAAGCAACAAGAACACATCATCATATAAGATCGAATACAAGAAACAATCTGAAACCACATGGGAAGAAGTGCAAAGTGGCACAGGTTACACATTGAACACAAGCATCATCACAGATGCAGTGTTTGATGGAAACAATGCCTATGATGTCAGGTTGACTGTGAAAGATTACTTTGGAAGTGTGACAAAAACAACGCAACTTCCAACAGCTTTCACCTTGATTGATTATAATTCATCAGGGAAGGGAATTGCCTTTGGTAAAGTTTCAGAAAAGGATGGAATAGAATTCAATCTGCCAATGTTTTCAACCCTTAATGGGAAACTTCTATGGTCAGGCACATGGTATATGACAGCAGGTCATATTGCAGAACTGAAAGAAAAAATCAGTGAACAGGTGAATGGGATTGTGATAGTGTTCAGCAGAATAGGTGATGGGGTTGCACAGAATGACAATTTTGCATCATTCTTTGTACCCAAATATGTTGTGGCACAACATCCGGGGTTGGGAATGAATTTCTTCATGGCACACAGTTCATTTGAATATTGTGGGGCTAAGTATTTATATATCAGTGATCAAAAAATTGTAGGTCATGCGAATAATAACTTGGTAGGAACAGGTGCTGTTGGAATCAAGTTTGAAAACAATAGGTTCATCATGCGTTATGTGCTTGGTGTTTAGATAAATCAACAATATACAAAAGAAAGGGAAAGAAACATCATGACAGAAATTATTGTAACAGTTATTACAGGATTTGTGGCAATTGTCACCTGTTCAATCAACAGTACCTATCAGGCAAATGCAACACGAAAATTGACAGATTATAAGATTGGAGAGTTGCAGAAACGAGTTGAGAAACACAACCACCTTGTTGAAAGGATGTATCACTTGGAACAACAAGAAGCCATTCTTGAAGAAAAGATGGATGTTGCAAATCATAGAATTGCAGATTTGGAGAATTCACACTAGACATGGGGCAGGCTTCGGCTTGCCCTATTTTTTTAGTTGACAAATGATGGAATTTTTGCAATTATTATTTCAATATAATTTTAAGGGGGGTTATGATGGGATTATTTGATTTGTTCAGAAAGAAAAAATTGCCCCAAAAAGAAGAAACAACAACAGAAATTGATTTGTTTAGTGGCAAAGGGCTGATTGATTTTGTGAAATCAAATCTTGATAACCCAACAGAAGAAAATGTGCTGAAGGCAGTTCAGGAGATTGCAAAGCCAGATGCAGACCAAGAGCATTTGACAAGTGAAGGTGAATTGCCTTGGGGGTGGTTGTCAAGGAATGTTCCACTGTGTCAACCATATGAAGATAAAATAATACAGGCTGCTGTTGACTTGAAAAATTTCAAGGGGATGGATAGAATACCACAGCTTGAAAAAATAATAAAGTTATACAATAAATACAAGAATTTCTGTTATGGCAAGAATGAATGTTATATAAAATATTTTAGTGACTCATGGGAACACTGCCACAATTCAAGGTGTGATGATTTTGAATATATAACACCTTATGTTGAAGAATTGAACAGATTGAAAGGTTTGGATGTAAAGGCATGGAATCTATTAGCGGACAATGATGGAATTTCAAGACCTGACTATCTAAGGATGTTTGATGAATCCACAAAGGATGATGTCTTGTATTTGCTTGAAGTGTGGGAAAAGGAAGAAAAGGTTGAAAAAGAAAAAAAAGGAAGAAGTTATGTTTTACACATAAGAAATAAAGGACAGAAATGAATCTGCCCTTTCCTTTTACTTATTTACTAGATAATAGAATAAACGCATTATGAACTGTGAATTTGATGGTGTTCCTTGTGTGCTGCTTTTGAAAAGCTGATGTGAATATTGGCAGTTTCCAAGATTCCATCCAACATTGATTGCGTGACGAATACATCTTTCAACCGCTTGTGAAGATGTGTGATAGTTGTCTGCAATGTCTTTGTATAAGTATGTAGTGATGTGTCGCATATAGTGATGTTGGTTTTTCATCATAAGTTCTTCGGCATAGGTTAAGTACATGAATCCTAATAGGCTTGAAGGGATTCCAATATCCAAAAGAACTTCTTGAATGTCATTCGCATTTGCGTTCATATAGAACACCTTCCTTTCGTATTTTATGATGTGATTTTATTCCAAATAAAAACAAAAAGAAATATCATTTTTGACATTTTCTTTGTCGAATTTCGGCATAATTTGTGTCAAAAAAAACACAGGGGGAAATATGATAAAAATTATAAGTGACAGATTGAAAAAGGAACTTGCAATCAGGGGGATATCAATTGCAGAATTTGCAGAAATGTGTGATTTGCCACTTGAAACAACTAAAAATCTTTATTATGGAAAGACAGTTGATCCAAAGATTTCAACTGTGTCAAAAATAGCAGATGCATTGGGAATCAGTGTGGATTGTCTGATTGGTCACTGTTCCCATACAGAAGAAGAAAAAGAATTGCTTCTGAATTATAGGTCTTGTGGGAATCATGGGAAAAGTAACATCAGCTTGATTGCAAAATATGAAGCAGGGGCAATCAAGAATGATCGTGAAGGACTAGACCAACACACCATTCCTTGTATAGTTCCACATGGTGAGATTCGAAAAGGAATCATCTATGATTTGTGTGAAACTGTGGAAATCAAGACTTCCATCAAAAAGGCATTCATTGCAGTGGAAATGACTGACAATGACCTTGCACCTGTGTATTGCAAAGGTGACATCATTCTGTTTGAAGACAGGTTCCCTGAAAGCGGAGAAGTTGCAGCATTCTTCAATGCAGACAGGGCATATATCAGGAAGTTTATAGAAGAAAACGGACAGTATAGATTGAAAAGTTTATTCCCACAGGGGGAAGATATTATTTTGAAAAGAATGGATTGTTCAAAGTATATCGGAACTTGTGTTGGTGTAATTCGGTTATAAAAAGAAAAGGCAGGAATCATCCTGCCTTTTTAAATGCCTACACATCAAGGTTTTCAACAACGTCCATCATATATGAACGTATGAACATGCACACATATGATGGATATAAGTTTACATAATATTATATGGAAATAATTTCCAACATGGGTGGGCTAACTCATACGCACACTTATGATGGAAGTAAATGGAAACAAAAAAATTATAGCTTCAGTTTCACATCCAATTCAAAGGGTGGTGCATACCAATTTCCCCCTGTTTTCATGTCTTTCGGATCTACCCCATATTGTTTGCAGTTTTTTAGGGTAAGTCGGACAGGCTTTTCACAAGTCAATGTCATTCTGTCAATGCAGACCTTCAACAACCTGTTTTTTTCTTCGGCAGACACTTCAGGATTTTTCAAAGCTTCAAGGGCAGTTGTAAACTTCACAATCTGTTCCTGATAATCAACAGGTTCAGGCATGGATTCGTAAGCCTTGCAAAGTGCCTGTTGAACTTCTTCTTTTTCCTTCAACAGCTTTTCATTCAACATTTGGAAGATGTGTTGTGGCATCCTTTGTGATGGATCAGGATGTGATTGTGCTTCCCATTGTGACAACTCTTTTGCTTCGAGTTCCTTTTTCTTATTTTCAAGATTCTTGATCAGGTTGTTGTGTAGCTTTACAGAATCACCTTCATCATTGTCCAAACGCAATTCAAAATCATTGATACATTCTGCTAGAACGTCACAAACTCTTTCTTCCATGGCACTGAACAGAACGGAACCATTCTTGCAATATGTCTGATGAATGCATAGAAGCCTTGGTGCAGATTTGAAAGTGCCATCAGGATTTGTATAAGTTCTGTATGCAACAGACCTTCCACAACGACACCACAACAATCCTGCAAATGGGTTTCTGACCTTTGCATGAACTTTTGTTCTTGGGTTGTTTCCTGTCTTTGCAAGTGCTGCATTGAACAGTTCTTCAGAAATGATTGCATTGTGCTTTCCTTCGTAAACTAAATATTCCCCAATTTTTGCTTTTGGTCTAGTTTCCTTCACTTCACTATCTTCAACAACTTTGATGGTCTTTCTCCAATTCCATTTCACCTTGCCAATATAGTGAATGTTTTCAAGCATATCTTTCATTGCATAAGGTGACCAATGTTTCCCCTTCGGTGGCTTGATGCCTAAATCATCTAATTTGTAACAGATTGCCTGTTTGGTCATGTTTTGATTGACATACATATCAAAAATCATGCGTACAACATCAGCTTCTTCCTTCTTTTCAATCAATGTCGGACATTTCTTTTTCCCTTCTGCAACCCATGTCTTATCATATCCATATGGTGGAATTGAGCCAATATAATTTCCTTCGGCAACAGATTGAAGCCTTCCACGTTCCTGAATCTTTTTGAAGTATTCAAGATATTCATTTCCACGTTTCAATTCACGTTCAAAAGCATCCCTATCATGTTCATCACGAAGGTCATATGTTTTTGTTGGTGTGATAACCTGTGTGTTA